TGAAGACGAGCGACTGGACAAGCCGCTGATGAATACCGGCGCTGGGCAGGCTGGCAAGTTTGTGGGCGATGTGGCGCTCACAGCCGTGCCAGGCTATCGCGCCCAGCAGGCCGTCACCCAGGGCGTGCGCACTGGCGCTCGTTTATTGCCACAGGCCACCGCCAAGGTCGCACGCGGTGCAGCTCCATACATCGGCGCGGCAACTGCTGGCGCAGGCGTCGGCGCAGCCCTGACACCAGAGGACATGTCTGGCGGCGCTCAAATGGGCGCTCTGACGGGCGCTGTCGGTGAGGCAGGGGGTAGGGTGCTGTCGGCCACTTACAGCGGTGCCAAGGCGGCTCTGGAGCCCTTGACGGCCTCTGGCCGCGAGCGAGTGCTCAAGCGCACGCTTGATCGGTTCGCCACTGATCCGGCAAGGGTGCGTGCGGCCGCGCAATCCCCGGTTCAGCTGGTGCCTGGTGTGACCCCAACGCTGGCCGAGGCCACGATGGACCCAGGCATCGCCCAGCTGCAGCGCGGCGCGGCCGCCAGCTCTCCTGATGTCGCGTCTGCCCTGGCAGAGTCTCGCGGCCGCCAGGTGGCGGGCTATCGCAGTGTGTTGGACGACCTGGCAGGCAACGACGGCAAGCGCGAGTTCTTTGAATCTGCGCGTGACGCGACTGCCGACAGCCTGTACTCCAAGGCGCGTTCCGAAGGCCTGCAGATGGATGACGCGCTGCAGGCCCAGGTCGGGGAGCTGCTCAAGCGCCCATCTGTGCAGTCTGCTGTTGAGCAGGCCAAGATGCTGGCCAGGGAGAAGGGCGTCGACATCACCAACCCATCCGGCAGCGCTGCTGGCCTGATGTACGTGGACGACGCCTTGAGCGACCAGATCGGCTCTGCAGCACGCGCTGGCAACAACAAGCTGGTCAGCGCCCTGCGCGACACGCAAGACCAGCTGCGATCGTTCCTGGACGAGGCCGCGCCGTCTTACGGCGAGGCCCGTCGCACCTACCAGGCGATGTCCCGCCCGGTCAACCAAATGGCGATCGGCCAGACCCTGCGCGACAAGGCGCTGCCAGCACTGACCGACATGTCGGACGGTTCACTGGCCCGCGTCAACGCCAACAGCTACGCCAACGCCCTGCGCAACGCCGACAGAACGGCCGCCCAGGCCACCGGCATGCGCAGCGCCACCATGGCCAATGTGCTGGACCCCGCTCAGATGCAGTCGGTGCAGGGGGTGGGCGAGGACATGGCCAGGTATGCGGGCGCTCAAGAGCTGGCCCGTGTGCCTGGTTCTCCGACCGCCCAGTACCTGGGCGCTCAGAACGTCATCCGGCAGTTTTTGGGGCCATTGGGCATTCCACAGTCGGCCGCCGATTCGATGATCGGCCGGGTGGCCTCTGGCCTGATGGACCTGCCATTTAGGCTGACACAAAGCCAGACCGAGCAGCTGCTCGCCCAAGCTCTGACCGAGCCAGGCGTTGCTGCGAAAATCATGGCAGCGCAAGACCCGCGCACGATTGTCGAGATCTTGCGGCCGTTCATGGCTCAGGCGGCAGTTCAAATGGATACAGATTAAGGAGCGAACAACATGCCACGCAACAGTTCTGGGGTGTACACCCTGCCGTCTGGGAACCCCGTCGTTCCCGGCACCACAATCGACGCAGCGTGGGCGAACGACACGATGGAGGACATGGCCAACGAGCTGACCAACTCCCTGTCCCGCACGGGCGCTGGCGGCATGCTGGCCCCGTTCCGCATTGCCGACGGCCTTGTCACTGGCCCAGGCCTGTCCTACCTGAACGAGACCAACACCGGCCTGTACCGATCGGGCGCAGGCTCGGTCTGGATGTCGGTGCTGGGCGTCAACACCGTTCAGTTCTCGACTGTCGGCATGACCATTCCATCGGGCAAGTCGCTGACCGCCCAGGGCAACGCCAGTGTGGGCGGCACGCTGTCTGTCACTGGCGCGGCCACTTTGGCCTCGACCTTGGCCGTCACTGGTGCGATCACAGCAACAGGTGGCGTTCTTGGCAACGTCACAGCGGGCAGCGGCACATCGACGTTCAACAACGTCACGATCAACGGCAACCTGGACATGGATGCCAGCAGCTCGGGCACCATTACCAACCTGCCCAACCCCACCAACTCAGGCGACGCGGCCAACAAGGCTTACGTGGACGCCCAAGACGCCCTGCGCTTGGCCCTGACGGGCGGGACGATGACTGGCGCGATCGCCATGTCCAACAACAAGGTCACGGGCGTGGCAACGCCTACGGCTGACCAAGACGCGGCCACCAAGGCTTATGTGGACAGCGTGGCCCAAGGCATCGACGCCAAGGCCTCTTGCGCGGCAGCCACCACCGGCAACGTGACCCTGTCGGGCACGCAGACGATCGACGGCTACGCCTTGACTGCTGGCCAGCGTGTGCTGGTCAAGGACCAGAGCGCGGCAGCCGACAACGGCATCTACGTCGTGGCCGCTGGCAGCTGGTCGCGTGCGGCTGACGCCAACACTTGGGACGAGCTGGTCGCTGCATTCACGTTCGTGGAGCACGGCACCGCCAACGCCAACAACGGCTACATCTGCACGATCCCTGCGACCGGCACGCTGGGCACCACGCCAGTGACCTGGGCACAGTTCTCTGGCGCTGGCCAGATCACTGCGGGCACGGGCATGAGCAAGACCGGCAACACGCTGAACGTGAACACCGCCTCGTCTGCTCGCATCGTCGTCGGCGCTGACGACATCGACCTGGCCACCACGGGCGTGATCGCATCGACCTACAAGTCGGTGACGGTGGACGCGTATGGCCGCGTGACTGGTGGCACCAACCCGACCACCCTGGCTGGGTTTGGCATTGGCGACGCGTACACACAGATGCAGACCAACACGCTGTTGGACGGCAAGCTCTCGACCACTGGCGGCACCATGACCGGTGCCATCGCCATGGGCACCAACAAGATCACTGGCCTGGGTGATCCAACGAACGCCCAGGACGCTGCGACCAAGAACTACATCGACACGATCTTTGGATCGACTGCATCTGCTGCTGCGTCTGCGGCTACTGCAACAACGCAGGCTGGCATCGCAACGACCCAGGCGGGCATTGCCACCACGCAGGCAGGTAACTCGGCCGCTTCAGCCGACGCGTCTGCAGCGTCTCTGTTCACCTTCAAGTCGCAGTACATCGGCGCGTCGGCAACTGACCCAACGGCTGACGGCAACGGCAACCCGCTGACAGCTGGAGATCTGTATCTCAACACTGCAGCCAACGAGATGCGCGTGTACACCGGCACGGTGTGGCAGCAGGTGAGCACGCTGCCTGACCTGACGGTCACGCAGTCGTTCACAGCGACAGCAGGGCAGACCTCGTACACATTTGCAGGCGGCTATGCAGTCGGCTCGACGTTCGTGTGGGTCAACGGTGTGTTGCTCAGCTCTACCGACTACACAGCTACCGACGGCACGACGATCACGTTCACCAATGCTTTGACGCTGGGTGACGAGGTCACAGTCATCACATTCAAGGCGGCTGGCTCAGTCAACATCGAGGATGTCAGCGGTCTGCAGGCTGCGCTCGATGCGAAGCAAAACACTCTGGTGTCGGGCACCAACATCAAGACCATCAACGGCGCTTCGGTGCTCGGCTCTGGCGACTTGGAAGTTGGTGGCGGTTTTTCAAATGCAAAAGCCTATTTTTTTGCAAGTTTTTAACAGGAGATTTTGAACATGGCTTCAGGAACACTCGGTCAATCGGCACCAGCCGCGACCACAAACACGACGGTCTACACCGTCCCCGGTGGTGTCACGGCGACACTAAACATCAACATTGTCAACCGTGGTGCGACCACTGCGGTTGTTCGGATTGCTATCGCTGCAACAGGCACTCCCGCCAACAGTGAGTACGTTGAGTACGACGTGAGCATCGAAGCAAACGCAGTGCTGGAGCGCTCTGGTTTTGTTTTAAGCGCTGGCAAAAATGTGGTGGTTTTTTCAAGCACCGCAGATACATCGGTCAATGTTTACGGATACGAGGAGTAAAAAATGGGACGTTCTATTTCTAGCGGCGCAGCAGACGCAAACGGCTTGCTGTTCGGCTCCGGGAGCTACCGGCTAATCACAGCCTCTGGCACGTTTACTGTGCCACTCAATGTTACAAAAATTCGTGTTTCTGTTGTGGGCGGCGGCGGTGGTGGTGGTTCCTCTGGGGGTGGTGGCAAGGCCGCAACGGGGGGTGGTGGCGGAGGGTTCGCCCAGAGTGTTTTGTCTGTGCTCCCCGGCGAATCGTTTTCTGTAACTGTCGGGGCCGGGGGGGCGAGCACATTCACTAGCTCTGGGGGCGCTCAAAATGGCGGCGCAGGAGGCACAACCTCTTTTGCATCGTTGTTGAGTGCAACAGGCGGTCAGGGTGGCAAAGCAAGTAGCATCCCCGCCGCCGGAGCTGCGGGGGGGGCCGGGACTGGCGGAAATATCTGTAATTTCTCAGGCGGTAGCACTGCAAGTCTTGTATCACAGGAGTGTGCATCTGGTGGTGGCGCAGCAGGCTCTATGCTTGGTCAGGGGGGAAGTGTCGGTGGACACGAAGCTGGCTCGACTGCTGAAGGTGTAGCTTTAGGAGGGGCTGCGATTGTCTATGGTGTGCCAAGTATTCCATACGACGCCAACAATTTTCTTAGTGGGGGCGCGGGCACTGCGGGGCATCCGGGTCTGGGTTATTTGGGTGGTTCGGGTGGGGCGGGTCTTTCTGGATCTTCCGGTGGTCTGGTATTTGCGCCAGCCTTTACCACAAGCGCTCCGGGGCCATACGATCAATCCCCCGCAAACTCAAAACACACAAGCTCTGGTCAGGGATTTTGGGCAAGTATTACGGGTGCTGGCGGCGGCACTTTTGTGTGCACCGGCAGCGGTCAAAATACAGGCTCTGGGGGCGCGGGGGGCCCTGGCGCTGGGGGCGGCGCTTGTCGCACGTTTGTTTCGTCAATGTGTCCTCTTGGAGGAGCAGGCGGTATTTTCGGCGGCGGCGGCGGCGCAGTACAACCACTTACTGGAGGCGACCTCGTTCAAGGGGGTAGTGGTGGATTTGGTGGAGGGGGTGGCGCTGCTGCTAGCGGAGGCAAGTGTAAGGGTGGCGCAGGTGGCCAAGGTTTTGTTCTGGTGGAGTACTGAAAATGAAATACGCATGGATTGAAAACGAGCGCATCCGCGACATTGCACCCGGCAACCCTGCCGAGTTTTATCACCCCGATGTGGCCGTGTTCTACGACACTCAAGTGCCGTCCGATGCGGCCACCGGTGACGGCTGGGTAAACAGCCAGCTGGTCAAACCACAACCCGCACCACCTGCTTCTCCGGCACCTCGCACATGGACACAAGCTGCCGTTCGCGTTGGCCTCACGCTGGCCGAGAAGGTTAAGTGGGACAGCGACAGCGCACCTGAAATTGTCACTGTGAAGTCTGAGCTTGCTGCTCCACAAGAGCTGGCTGCAACGACTGAGCTGCTGCAACTGCTGGTCGATACGGCTGTGATTTCGCAGGCGTCAATGGACAAAGTTTTGGCCTAACCCACCAGCACGGCCCGCTTGGGCCTTTCAGAACATCGAAAGGAGCCCCAAATGGGCAAGTCACAGAAACTCTCAAACGTGCCTAACGGCCCAGCGTTCAGCGCCAGAAAGACGTCTGCACAGTAGTTCACTCAAGACGCGTTTACCAAGGTGATTTTTAACACTGAGGAATTTGACACAAACGCCAATTACGACACAGCCACTGGCCGCTTTACACCTACGGTGGCCGGGTACTACCAGATCAATGCTGGCCTGGTGCTGCAAACGCTTATCAGAGGAACGTAGCTGGTCAGCATTTTCAAGAACGGCAGCGAGTACAAACGCGGGCAGCACATCAACACCGCCCTGGCGACATCTACGGATGGCATCACCGCGCTGACGACGCATGGGCTGGTGTACTGCAACGGCTCGACTGACTACATCGAGATTCAAGGATACTTTTCCTCGTCTGGCGTCCAGGCTGATGTGGTGACGCCGATTTGCTTCTTTGACGGCCATCTCGCACGCGTCGCTTGATGCGATAATCGCCCCACATAAAACCAATCACATCTACCCACGACGCCCGAAAGATTCAAATGGAAATCACTCTCAAACTTGAGCTGAACGAAGTCAACGCGGTACTGGACGCGATCGGGACTCTCCCGACAAGCACCAACTCATGGCCCATCGCGGCCAAGATCCGCGCACAGGCGAAGGAGCAGCTCCCGAAGCAGGAAGAAAGCCCTGCCGAGACGCAAGAGCCGTAAATGAAGGAGCACCCCGTGCAGCAGGAAACACAAGCCACAGTCGACGCAACAATGGCCGCCTTTGGCAGCAAAGCCACTTACACGGGGGCCAGCGCCAGCGTTCTTGGTTGGATGATTTCCTCGGAGTTCGGGGTTTTATTCGGCATCTTCCTCGGTGCTGCTGGCTTGGGCATCAACTGGTACTACAAGCACAAGGAAGACAAGCGCCAGCAGGTCGAGCACGATCGGCGCATGCGGGGCGATTGATGAACCGCACGCAGCTGGCAAGCCTGACGCTCAGCGCAGCTGCACTGGTCGGCATTGCCCTGCATGAGGGCTACCGAGACAGGGCCTACATCCCGGTGCCAGGCGACGTGCACACGATCGGCTTCGGCACCACGCAGGGCGTCAAGCCTGGCGACACCATCACCCCGCCCAAGGCCTTGCAGCGGGCACTCCAGGATGTTCAGCAATTTGAAGGCGCGATCAAGCGCTGCGTCACAGTCCCTCTGCATCAGCATGAGTACGACGCCTACATCTCGCTGTCCTACAACATCGGCCAGACCGCGTTCTGCGGCTCGACCCTGGTGCGCAAACTGAACGCCCAGGACTACGAGGGCGCGTGCAAACAGATCCTGCGCTGGGACCGGTTCAAGGGGCAACCCCTGCCAGGCCTCACAAAACGCCGCCAGGACGAATTCAAGCAGTGCATGGGGGGCTGACATGGTCTACACACACGCGGCCGCTGCAATCGTCTCTGCTGCCCTTGCAGCGTGGGGCGCTTGGGCCGTCCAGGACTGGCGGTACGACGCCAAGCTGGCCCAGATGCACCAGGCCTATGCCCAAGGCCTGCAAAAGGCCGAGGAAGAAGCCAGACGCCGCGAGCACGACCTGCTGGCCGCAAGACAGAAAGCCGAGGAACGCTATGAACTGGAAAAACGCAAAGCCGCTGTGGCTGGCTCTCGCGCTCGCTCTGAGCTTGACGGGCTGCGCAACGAGCTCTACGCCATCAGTCCCCCAGCAAATTCCAAAGATCCCGCCCCCGCCCTTAGAGCTGATGACCGAGCCTCCCTTGAGCGGGAGCTACTCGGAAATTGTGCGACAACTCTTGTTGGAGTGGCGGCAGAAGCTGACCGCCTGGCAGCGGTCGTCTTAGGCCTGCAGACCTACGTGAAGAACGTCTGCGTGAGCCCTTAGCGGCTGTGCCAAAATTGTGCCGTGGACCTGTGCCACATTCTTTGCAGAAGCCAGTTGTGCCCTGAGAAATCAGGGCACTTTTTTGTCCGGTCGCACTGCAAATCCGTGTACGCCGGTTCGATTCCGACCCCCGCCTCCACAAACAATCAAGCAGTTGCGCATCACCGCCTCCCCTGCAAAACAGCCACTGTGCCAAAAACGTGACATCAGAACGTCACTTTCTCGGCGGCTGCAGCCAGGTGCTCGGGCGACAGGTGCGCGTACTTCCTGACCATCTCGGCCGAGTGCCAGCCACCCAGTTCCTGCAGCACTGACATCGGCGTGCCCGCCATCGCGTGCCAGCTGGCCCAGGTGTGGCGCAGGTCATGGAAGCGGCACCAGGGCACCCCAGCGCGTTTGGTGGCGTTCGTCCAGGTGGTGGGGGAGATCCGCACAGGGCATTGAAATACAAGGCCTTCACGGGGCTCTGGGATGGCCGCCAAGAGCTCCCGCGCCTGCTTGTTCAGGGGCACCAGGATGCGCTCGCCAGCCTTGGCCTCGTCGGCATGCACGATCACCATGCCCGTCTCCAGGTTCACGTTCTCCCAGCGCAGGCCGAACACGTTGGCTTTTCTCAACCCGGTGAGCAAAGCGAAACGGACTGGACACCGGTACTTTACCGGGAGGTTTGCGATAACGGACTCGGCTTGTTCGCGTGTCAAATATGCGACGCGGCGGGTGGGCTCGTCCTCCTTGCGGAAGCCTGGAATCGAGTCGATCCACTGCCAGTCGATCTGCGCAGCGCGGAAGATGGCGCGGATCAGGGCGCGGTAGCGGTTGCGCGTGGCGGGCTTCACGTCCTGGGGCAGGGCCTGCTCGATCATCTCGCGGTCGATGTCGGTCAGCAGCTTGGTGCCCAGCTTTGCCTTGAGGAAGGCGATCTTGTCCTCGTCGTCCGAGAACGACTTCTTGCCTGACTTCTCGATCTTCCACTTGTCGGTGGCGTCGTTCCAGGTCTTCTTAGGCTTTTCCTTGAGAGCGCCAGCACGCCAAAGCTCTGCACGCCGGATGTCGTGCAGCTCTTGGGCCTGCTTCTTGTCGGTGGTCTTCAACGACTCGCGCACGCGCTTGCCGTTGATCATCACGTCGATCCAGTAAACCTCGCCGCGTTCTTTGAGTGCCATGTGTTCCTCGTTCGTGTTCGTGTTCGGTTGGTGAGATTATCGCAACAAAGACAGCAAAGCGCAATACCCGGATTAAATTGGCACAGTCCTCCCCCAGTAAGCGATCAGGCAGGCCTCGGCCTTGCCGTCGTCCTTGACCCGCTTGAACTCGCCCGCGTGCTCGGGCCAGATCTGGGCGGCCTTGGCGCGGCTGCCGTCCTTGCCAGCGTTGAGCTGGAGGGCCTTCTTCCACTTGCCGGGGGTGACGGTGCTGGTGGGGATCTTCAGGCCCGCCAAGACCCCCTTGGCGAGCCCGAAGGACTCACCGAAGGCGAACATGCTGGTCACGCCTTGGCCAGGCATGGCGTTGACCTGCTCGATGATGGCCTTGGCCCCTTGGAAGGCGTACAGCTCCAACTCGGCGGCCAGCATCTCGGGGCTGACGCGGCGCTTGGCCTTGCCGCCCACCACCACCTCGACGGCGGGCATCTCAAACACATGCACCAGCTTGCCGGTGTCCTCCAGGATGGCGATCGCGCCTGCTGCGCCTGGGTCGATTCCGATGATGAAGCTCATTTGTGAAGTCCTCCGATAAGTTGGGCGAATGGGTTTGAATAGTCGCGCCAGGTCTGGCCGCGCTTGATCACGCTGACGGTGGCCTGGCTGATGCCGAAACGCGCAGCGATCTGGCGCTGCGTGCCCTCGGCCTCTCGGACCTCGGCGGCCAGCTCGACCGTGAGCTTGCATCTAAGCCGGGCCTTTTCGGCCAGTTTTTTGTTGCGCACGGGGTTGCTGGTGTAGTTGCGCTCTTTGCTGACGATCTCCTGCAAACGCTTGCGCGTCACAACCAGCAGATGGTCAGGGTTCACGCACAGCTCGTTGCGGCACTTGCACGTCACGAACTTGCCGTCGATGGACTTGCCCATCTCTCTGGCAAGCACGCGACGCACAGGCTGGCAAACGCGCTTGTAGTTCATCATCGGGGTGGGCGAGTTGGGCTGCATCGCTCCTTGCCACTCCCAGCAGTCGCCTATCTCCTCGATGTGCTTTTGCACGCGTTCAATCAGTTCCTTCATCGGGGCCCTTTGTCATCACACACAGGGCCATCGTGAGAAAACCCAAAAAACCACCTGCAAGCAGGGCAGGGATCAGCCAGTACCAGGCGATCATTTGAGCGCCCCCAGTGCCTTGACGGCGCTCTTGATTTTCTTGGCTTCCTTGCGCTGCTCGGGCGTGTCGGACTTCACTGGCAGATCGTCGGGGTGCGTGGCCAGGTCGTCCCACATCGTTTCGTGGTCCTGGTGCGCGGCCGTCGTGCTACCAGCGGCCACCTTGCTGACTGGAAACTCCAGCTTGAGCTTGATGATGTCGCCAATCAGCGAGCCGTTCGTCTGGTGCAGCTCGCGGCTGGAGAACACCGGGCCGTAGTCGTTGTTGCCCTCGTAGCCGTTGACGAACATGTCACCGGTCTCTTTGTGCTTGTAGGCGATCCAGCTCTCGCTTCCGTCCTGCGCATCGGCGTAGGGCACCAGGTCAGGGATCAGTAGGTGATCGCCGCAGCCGCTGCGCTGCTCATGCAGGGCCAGCTCGCGGTTGTAGATCCCGCACTGCCATGCGCCTTTCGCAACGGGTGTGGCACGCACGCACGTCCTGCAGTTGGCCTCTGCCGCCTGGCCACCGTGGCAGTGCTTCCACATCGAGCACCACTTGCACTCAAAGAACTCTGGGTCGGTGCTCATGCGGAAGGGCGCTGTCGTGCTGCTGATCAGTCGCTGGGCGCGTTCGATCAGCTGAGCAAAGCGCTCCTTGTCGAAGTGGACCCACTCGCAGTACACGTCGTCAGTGTCCTTGTTCACGGCCATGTACAGGGCGCGTTCGATCTCCATCAGGCCCATGTAGACGGTCATCTGGTCGTAGTGCTGGGCCTTCGCACCCTTGACGGTCTTCTTGACCAGCTCGTTGAAGGACTTGTTGGAGTGCGTCTTGAACTCCAGCACGGCCGGGCTCTTGGGGGCCTCGGGCAAGCCCTTGGCCACGCCATCGAGCGAGCCACCGAAGTGGCCGTCGCAGGCACTCACGCGCCACTGGTCGCCGCTGTCGGGGTCCACGTCCCAGACGGTCGCGCCGATGCCGCGCAGCTCCTCGACCAGGCGCGACTCCTCGCGCTGGCCGGTGCTAAACAGTCGCAAGATCCGGCCCTTGAACTCGGGCTTGAGAGCCCAGCGCCAGGTCAGCCAGATGTAGCGGTCGCAGTTGTGCCCGATCAGCGACGCGCCCATGTGCGGGCGGTGCTCCTGGGGCTTGCTCTCGTACCAGCGGATGATCGCCGCGCTGGTGGTGTGTTGGGATTCAGGAAGTTGTGCCATCGTTTTCTCGTTTAGGTGGGGCCTACTCGCTGCGTCTGTAAACGGCTTAATTAGCCGCTGCCATACCCGTGGCCGGGTCACAGCATCCGCTTTCGGCCCCGATTCAATTAAGCTGCTTTTGCAGCCTCAAAGAGTTGCGGCCGAGGCCAAAGAGGTAGTTCCAACTTTTCAGCGCCTGCATCGATCAACTCTCTTGCAGTGAATGAAAATTTTGGCAATGGATTGCCAGCTCCAACTGGATAGCCAGGGCCGACATACAAGTTTTTGTTCTTGTAGTGGGGCACATAAGTAATGCCATTCAATTTGAACGCATCGGTGATTTCAACGGGCGCGGTGACTTTAAGCTCTTGCATGCTGCTACTCCTTAACCCCAGGGCTTTGCAGCCTTGGCTGGCGCGGCAGAAAGTGCTGGCGCTGGTGCAGCCTTGGGCTTAGCGTTGTTGATGTGGCCGCCGATGGCCTTGTAGCCCCAGATCACGTTGCGCTGGTCGTCCTTCTTGTCGATGCCGATCTCGGCCACGAAGGGCTGGTCGTGCAGCTGCTCGCTGTCCTCGACATCGTCCACGCCGATGGCGATGCACAGTTTGGCCAGCGACTCCTGGGCGATCTTCACGGCCTGCTGGTTGGGGTTGTCCAGGTTCAGACGCTCCCAGTGGCGACGGCCCGAGTGCTCACCAGCGATGACGTGCATCTCCAGCTCCAGGTAGTGCCCTGTCATCGCCTTGGTCGGCTTGGTCTCCGACTTAACGATCATCATCTCGTACTCGCCTGCGGGCAGGGGGCCGAATGAATTGGAGCGCTCCTCGATCTGGACGTTGGAGGCTTTGAAGTTAATGAGTGCCATGTTTGAAAAGTTCCTAGTTTCAAGTTTGTGAAGCGGTCAAAGCCGCAGCGAATTCAGCCCAATCGAGCTTCATGTTCTTCAAGCCAAACCGGTTGCCGCCCATGTGAGCGGGGTGCGGTTCGACGTGAAGAATTCGGTCGCCCGTCGTGCGGGCCTTGGTTTCTTTGTTGCCATAACCGGCGTCGGACTGCGTGGTCACGATGCGGTAGTTGGCCCAGCCAATGACGTCGGCCCACTCCTGCACCAACGCGGCAGCGCGGTCGTGCAGCTTGAGCACGTACTGGTCGTAACCGTCGTGCAGGGGCGACTCAAAGTGCTTGATCTTGTCGTGCGCGATCAGGATCACGGCCATGTTGCGCTGAGCACGCAAAGCCTCCAGGCCATTGAGCAGCGTGCGCCACTCGTCAGCGGCCGCGATGTAGCCCTTGCCATAGCCTGCGGCCTCGATGCTGGCCCACTTGTTGGCCTTGCAAACGTGCGCATGGATCAGGGGCTCAAGCCAGTCGAGCGAGTCAACGAACACGGTGCCGTATTCGTGCTCCTCGTTGAGCAGCGTGGTGATGGCCTCGTAGACCTGGTCCAGGCTGGTGGCCAGTGGGAAGGCCGCAGCATCAACCGCGTCCGCGCCGTCCTCGGTCAAGATGCCGATCGCGTTGGGGGCCATCGAGGCGAAGGTCGTCTTGCCGATCTTGCCGGGGCCAGCGAGCACGATCTTGGGTGCACGCATGCGCTTGGTGCGCTGAATAGATGAGAGATCAAAAGCCATTTTGTGTTCCTGGTGGTGGGTCGTCGTGGGATTGTGAAAAACGCATCAGTCCTCTTGTGACTTGTCTGCGCGGTCGCGCACCTTGCGCGTGGGAATCGAACCGGGCTTCAGGAGCTCGATCGTCGTGAATCGGTGTTCGTTGGCGCACTCGTAGCGCCTGCGTGTGACGTTGTCTGCTGCCTGGCGCGTCTCAAGAACTTCAGTCCACGCGCCGCAGCGCGGGCACTTCATTTCATTTTCCTGTCGCGCACCTCTTCCCAGATGGTGCGGTCGGGATCGAACTTCTTTTGCGCGGCTGTCAGCTCGCCCATGCGCCTTTGCCCACTGGACCACACGCTGTAGTCGTCGCTGTAGTTGTAGTACCAGTCGAAGCATTCCAGGCCCTTCTTGTATTCGTCGAGGGATGTGATTTCGTTGCTCATGTCAGCTGCTCCACCAAGCGACCAGCAGGGCGGCCAGGCCAACGCCAATGACCACAGCCAGGGCGTACCCGGCAATGAGCTCGCCAAGGGTTTCTTTTTGCGGACCGTGGCTTGTGTAGCCGGGCGTGAAGTGGCACTCGTTTAAAGTGCGGGGGGTGGTGAGGTGGGACTGTTTCATCGTTTGGGTTCCTTTTGATTGTTTGGCTTAGTTGGCGGCAGCGCGTTGGGCCTGGCGCTGCAAAAATGCAAACAGCTTGCTGCTGGCGCAACGCTCGCACCGAAGGTTGGGAGCAAGTGCTAAAAATTGCGCAGCAGGCACTGTCATGTGCTCACGGCCACCAAGAGAGGCACCAAAGCGACCACCCCTACAGGTGGGGCCAAACTTAACTGTGTGCTGCAGATGATCTTTGCGGTTCGGGTTCATGGTTTGGGTTCCTCGTTCGTTGCATCGCAAAAGCGCGATGGGGTGATTTGAACACAACGATGAGAATTCACCAATACGTAACCCGACAAGAGCGTGGGGTTATTTACTCCACATTGATTTACTGCGGCTTGATCCAGATGACGCGTGAGGACCAGACGACGTTGGCGTCAGTGCGCAGCACCTTGCCACTTGAGTGGACCAGGTTAAATGTGCCCGAGCGATAACCGCGATGAACGAACGCAACAACGTGATCGCCGTTGTCGAGCGCCACGCAGCACAGCTGGCCAAGGTGTGCGCGTGGGTCATCCTCAGAGGGAGACACGAACATCATCCAGCCATCAGTCGGTGAGCTGCTGGCACGCACCTGCAGTGCATACGTGCCCTCGGGGCAGTCGGCCGGGCCAATCACCTTATCGTGCGTGCGCTTGGGGAACAGCGTGACGGTGGACTGTTCGTCAACATGTCCAGCGACTTTGACGCGCCTGACGTCGTCGCTGACCTCGATGCCCGCCTGGCGCAGCACCTCGGTGATCGGCACGCCAAGGATCAGGCTCACCTGGTGAGCCTCCTCGTTCGTCATCTTGCGCTGGCCGCGTAGCATCAGCGACACCGCCGCAGGGTCCAGCTCCATGAGCTTGGCCAGACCACGCTGCGACAGCTTGCGCGTGGCTAATAGTTGACGAAACCACTCGGTATTCATGGGGGCCTCTGCAGGGGGTCTTTCAAGGTTGTCATAAACTCTGCGTTGAGTCAATCGCAACCCATTGGAGTTAAACACATGAGCATTCCCGTCGTCCATACGCTTGAGCCCGCCTACACGGTGATCGAAAAACTGGGAGGCAAGTCGTCCGTGGCCCAGCACTTGGGCCTGGACAAGTCCACGCTCTCGCGCTGGTGCCAGCCCAGCCCACAGGGCACCGGGGGCCTGATCCCCCAGCGGTACTGGCCGCAACTTATGCAGATGGCACGCGTCCAGCGCGTGCGCATCGGTCTCAAGGAGCTTGCCGCCGTTGAGGTGTGAGCATGGTCGTCGGAGCACCAACGATGACCAACAGCGACTTCCTCGCGGAGATCTACGGCGAGATGGAAGCAGGCACCCACGGCTGGGTGTGCTCGTTCCGCGCTGACCCCAACAACGCGCCGCCCACCGTCTGGGCTGGCCGCTCCTACAAAGGCCTGCCCAACCAGGCGGCCTCGATCGATCGATCTGTCCAAGACAACACCTACTTTTGCACGTCGGTCCTGACCGCAACGCCCGACGGGGAGATCGCTCGAAACAAGTCGGCCTTTGTCCGGCTTGCTGTTCTTGTCCTGGACGACGTGCAGCTCCATGACGTGCAAGGCTTTTCCTACGCCCTGCAAACATCGCCAGGCAAGTTCCAAGTAGGCATTTTTCTCGATGGTGACGATACCGATACCAGGAACAGGCAGCTGATCGACCGGCTTATGTCGGCTTTGGCCGCACGCGGCCGCAGCAATGACGCCTCGGGCAATGCCTGCGTGCGGTACGTGCGCCTGCCAGGCGGCACCAACACCAAGCCACGCCCGGCCGGCGAGTGGCAGGTCAAGCTGGAAGTCTGGCAGCCGAACGTCCGCTGGAGCCTGGAAGACGCCTGCGCGGCTGTCGGAATTGACCTAGACAGTCTGCGGACAGCCGCCCAGCCATTGAAAACACAGTCTTCAACAACTGGCGCAACAAATCACGCAGGCGAGATGATCGCCGGCCTGACCGACCCCAACCCCAACACCCGCGTCTATCACGAAAGCATCACCCGCCTGGCCGCCAGTCTGGTGGCCGGTGGCATGTTCCCCGGCGCGGCCGTGGACTTCCTCTACAGCCTGATGGACCAGGTCAGGCCCGGCGACCCCGAGGAGCTGCGTCGCTGGGAGTCGCGCCGCCAAGAGATCCCCCGCGCCGTGAAGTCGGCCGAGAAGTTCGCCCCCGAGGAGCGCCAGCCGCCGACCATCAACGTCAAGCTGTCCGTGCCCGCAGGGTCACAGGATGAGCCTGACCATATTGAGCAACCCCTCGCAATGGTCGGTGACCTGCAGCCGATGGACTGGGGCAACCTGGCCAACGCCCAGCCCGAGCCCACCGAGTGGCGCTTGGAAGGCTGGCTGCCCGAGGGCACCGTCACATTGCTGAGCGCCAACGGTGGCGTCGGCAAGTCCAACCTGTCCCTGCAGCTGGGCGTGGCGCTGGCGCAGGGCATGCCTTTGTTTGACCTGGCCACCAAGCCATCCAAGGTGCTGATCCTGTCCGGCGAGGACGAGGCCCGCACCGTCCACTTCCGCGTGGCCAACATCTGCCAGGACTTGGGCCTGAGCATGTCAGAGCTGCGCGATCGCCTGATCGTCTATGACCTGACGCAGGCCGACTGCGTGCTGTGGAAGGACGGCGCTGTCACCGAGCGCATGCAGTGGCTGGCCGATGTGACCGTGGCCACCCAGGCCAACGTGGTGATCATCGACAACGCGTCAGACGTGTTCGCGGCCAACGAGAACGACCGCACCGAGGTGCGCGGGTTCATGCGTGCGCTCAACCTGATCGCCAACGTCACACGCGCCGCCGTCTTGCTGCTGGCGCACGTCGACAAGGCCAGCGTGCGCGGTGGGGCAGGGCTGGACAGCAACACCACGTTCTCGGGCTCGACAGCCTGGAACAACTCAGCCCGCTCGCGCTGGGCGATGGTGCGTGACGCCAACAACGTCGTGCTGCGCCATGAGAAGTGCAACCTGGGTCCGCTGCAGGAGGAGCTGCGCATCGAGTTCGATCCAGGCTCCAAGGTGTTCAAGCGCTTTGGCACAAGCCCAGGCCTCAAGGCTGCGGCCACGCTGGTGCGAAACGGACAACGCGCTGCGATTCTCCGACTGATCGGGGATGCGGCCAACGCGGGGGCGAACCTGTCCACCAACATCAACGCCAACAACAACGCCTACGTGTCCCTGCGCAACGCGCCAGGGTTCCCGAACCAGCTGGGCCGCAAGGACTTCTTTGGCCTGGTGCGCGAGCTCGAGTACGAGAACCTGATCGTTCAGCAGCAATACACCAGGGCCAACCGCACCGAGGGCACGCGCCTGGTGCTCACGCCAGCTGGCCAGACGCGTGTGGCGCTGGGCAGCGGTGCACCGCCCACATGGGCACAACGAGAGGACGAAGAATGAGCTTTGTAAAGAACCAACTGCACATGCCCAACAGCACAACCAACCTACGCAACGCCCAGCGCCTGAAGCTGTGCACCCAGTGCGAGGAAAAGAAGCCGCCCGAGGGTGGCATCCAAATGAACCCCACGCGCTGGATCTGCGCAGCGTGCTGGGTGGCCAAAGCAAGCCGGAGGAAGACATGAGCATCGAAGCAATGAAGCAGGCACAGGCGGCAATCAAGTCGGCGCTGGACTTTTACGCGGCGATGTTTGGTGTCCCGGTGGACAGCATGCTCGTCACGCACCACAGCGAGGCCAAGGCCTTGTTTGTGACGTGCACGGCCGCGATGGAAACCCTGAGCACGGCCATCGAGCAGGCAGGGGCAGCGACTGTGACCAAAGACGAAGCATTGAAGCTGGCGCTGGAAGCGCTGGAGTCTTGTGGCGTAGGTCACATAACAGACGGGGGAAGACAGTGGCATGACGAGAAACTGGTGGACAAAGCCATCACCGCCATCAAGCAAGCCCGTTCAGCACCTGTGCAGGAGCCTGACCACGGCGATGAATTAACCATTGCTTACATGAGTGGAGTCCAACGAGGGAAAGAACTCGCAGCACAGCGGCAATGGGTTGGGCTGACGGATGAGGAGATTGAGCAGTGCATGAAACAAGCATACGCAACAGTACAAGGACGACAGCTTGAACACGCTTTTGCCCGAGCCACCGAAACCGCCCACAACATCAAGGAGAACACATGAAGACCGTAATTGAAATGGCGCGGTCTGTGGGAGCAACGGCATACACAAACCGCCACTACCCAGACAGGCCAACACACACATTCAACGTGGATCAGCTTGAACGCTTTGCCGAGATTGTCCGTGCTGACGCTATCGCTGACGAGCGTGAGGCTTGTGCGAAGGTGTGTGATGACCTGCACCCCGGTTTGGCAACGAAGCGAGCCGCTGAAATCATCCGAGCAAGGAGCAACACATGAACGATATGTTTTTTGTTATGGGATGGTTGACTGCTATTTGTGCTGGTTGGATGTTGATTTTGTTGGCGTTGATTGGGCTTTTACGCATGAGCAATTTCATTGCCCACAAAGTAATGGAGAGATACGGTGGATGGCAAAGCTACTATAAGTTTCGAGAGTGGTATTGGCAACAACCCGAAAACAAGGAGAACACATGAGCAACCCTTACCCAACGTACAAAACCAACCAAATTTTTACAGGAGCCACGAGCATGAATAAACAAGACCAATACAACGCCGAAGAAGACACCGCAGAACTTGTGCGGATCGGAAAACTACCAAAGCCATTGCGCCTTGCCGCTATGTTGGAAAAGACAATGCAGTGGCCCTTGCACGGCAAGTCTGCGGACTGCCTGCGCGAGATGTATGACTTGCTGCAAGGCTGCGAAACCGAGATGCGCTACGCAGGATGGGACAAACGTGAGGCTGACAATCCTGCAAGGAATGATGTGTATGAGGAAGTGAAACAGCTTTTGGAGAAGAACACATGACAGCCGCTGACTACTGCAAAAGCTGTAATGCACCATACGCTCCATCCATCAATGTGCTTGCAAGGTGTGGTAGATGCGCTGTCATCAATGGAAAGCTGCCACCAACGAAGTTTGTTGAAAAAGAAAAGGAAACAAAATGAGAAAAAGCCTGCACCTAACAACCGAGTTTTTCCCGAGGAAGTGGCCGTGCTTTGCTGTTGGATTTTTTGCTGGCGGCAACGAGTTTGTGTTGCACCTGTATCTGATCTGTTTCCGTATTCGGTGGGGGTATTGATTATGAGCAAGATCAAAACCCAACACTGCGATCAGTGCAAACACGCCACCATGAGAGCGCAACCTAAGCCAACGCTGATCTGCGCCATGCTGCACAAGCCTCGCTTTTATGCGCCTGTGTACTGGCTCAAGGATTCTTGGGGCTGGAAGCGCAAGTGCGAAGACTTTTTGGAGAAGAACAATGGATAGCAAACCAATTTGCCCACACTGCGGATACGTTGAGCAGGATGCTTGGGAGATTAACTTTGGCCCCGGCTTGGATGGCGACACGATAGCGTCTTGCAACAGTTGTGGTGAAGAATATTTCTTGGAGCGCATCGTTTCGGTGAATTACAAGAGTTCAAAACTGAAGGAGAAGAACACATGAACGAAGCAATGAAGAACGCATGGGTGGAGATCACCCGAGCGCTGGGTGAGCCAACGCGGGAGGAGCTGGACGTGTTCCTGCGCACATGGCAGCGAGCCATCCAGGCCGAGCGCGATCGCCTGGCCAAGGAGTGCGCACAGCTGCCCTTTGGCGACACAGCGGCCAGTTTTGCGGTGTGGATCAAGAACGGGGGGAAGGCATGAGCGCGTCAGACGGCGGCAAGGGATCTGGGCGACGGCCTGGGCAAGGATTTCAGGATGGCTGGGAGCGCATTTTCGGGCCATCTGCACACGCTGCACACGCTGTGCACGAGCTAGCACATGCTGACCGAGTGCAGGTGGTGCAAACACCCCCCAAAAAGGGGGTTTGCACCTGCACATGCACCCGCTCTGTAGGGGTAGGGGGGGAGCGTGTGCAAAATTTTGTTGAGAGGGGAAACGCATGAATTGGGAAGTCAAGGCCAGAGCACTGGCCAGGGATCTGAGCGCGGCTGCCTGGTGGCTGCTGGCCATGTCGGTGTGGCTGATGGTTGAGGCCGAGGGCTGGGTGGTTGCGTTGGCGGTCGCTGGTGCTCTGGGCGCGGTCAATGCGCTGCGTGGTGCGAGAATCGAGCCATGATGACGACGCAGCAAGACACCCTTGGACAGCAGCTGCAGGCGGCTGTGCTTCAAGCCGCGATGCCCGTTGATACTGACTCCACGGTCAGTAACGAGTCTGACGCAAAAAAGCCGGAAAAGCCCTGGAATCCAAGAGACGGCAAGCCGCGCCCGAAGGGGCTCGCGGTGAGCCCGCGCAACGGGCAGCCGACGCCCGAGGCGAAGGGCCGCCAGCTCGGCGTCAAGAACAAGCTCACCAACCTGCGCGAGGCCGTGCTGGAGGCGTTCGACCAGGTCGGTGGGGCTCAGTACCTGGCCAAGCTGGCCGAGGGCACCAGCAGCGACAGAGCCGCGTTCGTGGGCCTGGTGGCCAAGGTGCTGCCGACGCAGATCAATGCCAACGTCGAGGGCGGCATTCAGGTGCAGCTGAGCTGGCTTGGCGGCCGGTCAATTGGCACAACAACGGCACAACCGATCGAGCAGGTCACGCAAGTCGTTGATCTAGAACGAGATCCGGGCGGTAAGTACCGGATTAAAGATCCGGTGGGCACGTCTGACGGGCGGGCGGCGGGCGGTGAGCAGGGCCAGACAGCGCAGAAGGGGCAGGAAGGCCCCTCGGATGCGTGAGGCTACTACCCCACAGGCCAGCTGCCGATCGCGCGTTGCTGGCCCTTCCAGGGGCCTGCGTGGGCCGAATTTCCTAGACCCCCATCCCCCCATCGAGCCGGGGGTGGGGGGTCGGCCGAGGCCGGGGCCCCCCGCCAAAATTCACCACCCAAAAATAGAATGATGAGAAAAACGCAATGACGCACGAACAAATTGAAGAAATCCAGCGGCGCGTCTGGGAGTCGTACCGCAACATCGGCAAGCCTGGCTACAACGAGTTCGGGGTTCCGCTGCACGCGTGCAACGGGCACCGGCAGGACGAGCACTACTGGGCCTGGCTGGGTGCAAAGCGTAGGGGCGAGGCGTGAACCTCAACGAATACAAACCCCGTGACGTCTTCACGCCCCTGCACAACCGCAGCAAGCGCTGGGTGTGCGTGGTGGCGCATCGGCGTGCGGGCAAGACGGTGGCCATGTGCGCCGACCTGGTGATCGGCGCGTTGGAGACAGCGCTGCCCAAGCCCCAGTTCGCGTACATGGCCCCGCAGCGTGACCAGGCCAAGAGGGTCGCGTGGACGTACCTCAAGGACCTGACGCGGCCGATGTGGAGCAAGCCGCCCAACGAGTCCGAGCTGAAGATCACGATCAACAACGGCCACGGCGGCGAGTCGACGATCTACGTGGCGGGCGCTGACAACTACGACGCGCTGCGCGGCATGTACTTTGACGGGGTGGTGCTGGACGAGGTCGGCCAGATCCGGCCATCGGCTTGGTACAAGGTGTTGCGTCCGGCCCTGTCAGACCGACGCGGCTGGGCCATCTTTGCCGGGACGCCGGCCGGCAAGAACATGTTTTGGAACCTGCGGGAGGAAGCCCGCATGAACCCCGAGACGCACTTACTGCTGGAGCTGCCCGCGAGCAAGACCGGGATCATCCACCCTGAGGAACTGCGCGACGCCAAGGCCCAGATGACCGAGGACGCGTTCCTGGTTGAGTACGAGTGCTCGTTCGACGCGGCCGTGCCTGGGGCGTACTTTGCCAAGCCGATCGGCGAGGCGTACAGCGAGGGGCGCATCGGCAAGCACGCGATCGACCCGGCGTTCCCTGTGAACCTGGTGGCCGACCTGGGCTACACGGACAGCTGCTCATGGTGGGGCTGGCAGGAGACGCACGACGGGCTGCGGATTGTCGACTTCATGGAGGACGACAACCAGCCGATCCAGCACTACATCGACTGGGTCAAGAGCAGGCCGTACCTGGTCAACCCCAAGGGCATCTTCCTGCCGCACGACGCCCGCGCCAAGAGCTTGCAGACCGGCAAGTCGATCATCGAGCAGTTCCTGGCCAACGGCATCCGGCCCAACCTGGTGCCCGAGATGAGCCTGCAGGACGGCATCGAGGCGGCGCGTCTGGTGATTCCTCAGTGCTACTTCGACGAGGAGAAGACCTACGAGGGTCTTGAGCACCTGCGGGCGTACATGCGCGAGTGGGACGAAAAGACGCAGACCTACCGCAACCGGCCCAAGCACGACCAACACAGCCACGCCTCAGACTCGTTCCGATACCTGGCTCTTGCCGCGAAGACGACATCGAGGAAATCGCGCCGCGTCACTACAATCACATCACTACCAGGGGCGGGCGCGAGCTACGCCTTTGCACTTAATGACATTTGGGACTGCCAGCAACCGCAGTCTGGAAGGGTTGGATGATGATCAACAGCGCACCGATTACGAGCGACAGCGATTTTGAGAACACGCCTGTCGGTCTGGCCGCGAGATGGCAGACCGAGATTCAGGCTTCGCAGCAGGAGCTGCTGAAGTTCCACCAGGACGCCAACCGGATCACGCGGCGCTACCTGGACAAGCGCGACGCGTACTCCAAGGACGAGAGCAAGGTCAACTTGTTCTGGTCAACGATGCAGGTGCTGCTGTCGATGCTGTATGCCCGGCCCCCGAAGGCCGACGTGTCGCGTTCGTTCCAGGACTACGACGACGACGTGGCGCGTGTGTCGGGCACGATCTTGCAGCGACTGCTCAACCGTGCCTTCAACGACAACGTGTCGGCCTGGGACTCGGCGGTGCGCCAGGGCATTGAGGACTGGCTGGTGGTGGGCTCTGGCCAGATCTGGCTGCGTTACGAGGTGACGACCGAGCCCTACGAGATCCCGGCCGTGTTTGACGAGTTTGGCCAAGAGATCAGCCCGGCCGCCGAGGCTGAGCGCATCGTCAACGAAGACGCGCCCTGCGACTACATCTACTGGGAGGACTTTTTCTACAGTCCGGCCCGCACATGGCATGAGGTGCGCTGGGTGGCGCGTCGCGTGTTCATGACCAAAGACCAGCTCAAGGAGCGCTTTGGCGACGCGATCGCAAGTCAAGTGCCGCTGGGCAACTACAGCAAGAAGGACCAGGTCAACGACCAGTCGCCCAAGAACGACCCCTGGAACAAGGCCGAGGTTTTTGAGATCTGGTGCAAGGAAACGCGCAAGGTGTACTGGTACGCCAAGAGCTGCGACGTGATCCTGGACGTGAAGGACGACCCACTGGGTCTCGACGCGTTTTTCCCGTGCCCCAAGCCCTTGGCGGCCAACGTCACCAGCTCCAACTTCATGCCGCGTGCGGACTACGTTTTCGCACAGGACCAGTTTGAGGAGCTCGACGAGATCAACACACGCATCACCTGGCTCACGCGTGCGGCCAAGGTGGTGGGCGTGTACGACAAGAGCTCAGACGGCATTCAGCGCGTGTTCAACCAGGGCACCGAAAACCAGATGATCCCTGTGGACAACTGGGCGATGTTCGCTGAGAAGGGCGGCATCAAGGGCCAGATCGACTGGATTCCGATCGACCAGGTGGTCAACGCGATCGGCCACCTGCGCCAGTACCGCCAGGACAAGGTCATGCAGATCTACGAGGTGCTGGGCATCTCGGACATCATGCGCGGCAGCTCCAAGGCCAGCGAGACGGCGGCCGCTCAGCAGATCAAGGCCCAGTTCGGCTCCACGCGCATCCAGCTCAAGCAGTTCTACATCGCTGACTGGATCACGCAGGCGCTGCGCATCAAGGCCGAGATCATCTGCAAGCACTTCCAGCCCGAGACGATCATCAAGCGCAGCAACATCGAGCGCACGCCCGACGCACCGCTGGCGCTGCAGGCTGTTCAGCTGCTGAAAGACGAGCAGATGAACGAGTACCGCATCAACATCGAGGCCGACTCGATGGCCGCGCTTGACTGGGCGGCAGAGCGCGATGCGGCCGTGCAGTTCATGCAGGGGTTGGGGGCGTTCATCTCGCAGGTCGCGCCGATGGCCCAGTCGGTGCCTGGTGCCGCGCCTGTGCTGATGTCGCTGCTGCAGTGGAGCGTGAGCAAGTTCCGCGTGTCGACGCAGATCGAGAGCGTGATCGACCAGGCCATTGGTGCACTCAAGCAGCAGGGCGCTCCCCAGCAACAGCAGCCCAACCCGATGCAAGAGGCCGAGGTGGCCGAGAAGCAGGCCGGTGCTGCACAGCGCATGGCCAAGGCCAAAGACACCAACATGGACGCGATGGCCAAAGAGGCTCAGCTGCGTGCGATGGGTGTTTTACAGCCCCAGCCACAGCTGCCACCGGCAGCACCCCAAATGCCGCAGGTCGGCGGTCCAATGCAGTGAGGTGAACCATGAGCATCAACACGCCGTATCAATTTGAGCACTACCTGATCGAGGCCAGTCAGACAGCGGCACCGATTCCTGGCAGCACGGCGGGCAGCTACCTGCACCGCATGGTGGTGACCATTACGGACAACAGCCACGGCGAAGTGGCTCTTGGCCATGACGATCACAACCACATCATCGTGCCCGCCAACGCGGGCAAGGGCGTGTACAGCGTGGAGCTAAACATCTCGTCAGTCTCGACGGGTTTTACGGTAACCACTGGTTCTGCGTCGCAGGTGATTGCTGTTGGAATTTTTGGTTGAGGTGACACATGGAAAAAGCAAATGAATTTGTGACGCTGCTGGTCAAGTCCCGCTCGCGTGGGCATGTGGCCCACTGGGCGACCGACAGCTACTCGCAGCACATGGCCCTGGCCGCGTTCTACGAGGTGTTGAGCGACCTGACCGACGCGTTTGTCGAGCAGTACCAGGGCTACTACGGCAAGCGCCTGAAGGTCGAGGTCAAGGCCTGCGACATCGACGAGAACATCGCCGACGAGCTGGAAGAGCACATGGAGTGGATCGAGCGCTACCGCTACGAGGTGTGCGACCAGGAAGAAACCCCGCTGCAGAACTCGATCGACGAGATCGTGGCTCTGTACCAGACAACGATTTACAAACTGCGCATGCTTAAGTGAGGTAGACGATGGACGCACAGTCAATGATTGACGCCCTACGCAATCGCGCACGCAAGTTCGTGACGCTCGACGCGCCCGAAGACTCGGACATGGGCGATGTCGCCACTGATGTGGCGGCCGGTTTTCTGCCTGGCGTTGGCACCGCCCTGAGCGCCCGTGATTTTGAGCGGGCCAGGCGTGACAACGACAAGCTGGGCATGGGCCTGGCGGGCCTGGGCATGATCCCCGTGGCTGGTGGCATGACCAGGGCGGTGACAAAAGCGCTCCGTGGTGCTGATCCAGCAAAAGACAGCATGACCGCAGCCGAAAAGGCGTGGGTCACGCGCATGGAGAAGGTGGCACGCAACAAGGGTGTGCAGCACCGCGAGGCCATGCGCGAGGGCGGCGAAACGATCGTCGACGACATCATCACAACCACCCCGCGCAAGATCATCACGCCCGAGGACTTGTACGGCAAGGTGGGCGTGCAAGTGCAGGGCGATCGCAGCCGTGCGGGCGCATTGATCCGGCAGCTGCGCGGCATCCCGCTCGATGACGGCGTTCGCCTGGAGGGTGGCCCGGCCTATGCGCAGCTGAACAAGGAGCTGGGCACGGGTGCTGGCTGGGCAAGCATGAAGGGCGCAGCCTCTGGCAAACAGAAACAGTTCCAGCGTGCTGCAGACGCCACCGGCCGCGAGCCTGTCGGCGTGTACAGCGCGATGGATCTCAGCGGCGTGGACTTTGCCACGCCTGTGGCCGAGGCCATGATCAAGCAGCTGCGCTTGCTGCGCCCCAACAAGGCCGCGATGAGCGGCGCAGACAAAGAGATCAAGCGCTTTGCGCCTGAGTTTGTGGGCCTGCAATCACCCGATGCGCTGGCGCAGATTCTTGGCCGCGACGCGTTCTCGATGGAGGGCGCTGGCCAAGTGCGCAAGGCCATCGTCAACACGCTGAAAAAAGCCGAGTACCAGAACCAGGGCTTCCCGGTCTACGACGACATCATCGACGCAGTCACGCAACGAGAGCTCAAGGACGTGCCAATCGGGGCGTCAGGGTTCACGGTGTTCAAGGCCAGGCCCGACAGGTCGGTCATCACTGGGGCCGACGTTCGGATGCCGCACGGCTCCTACGACACGGTGATCCCAGGCGAATACATGGGGGGCCTGGCGCGGTCACTGCCGCCAGAGGTGGTCTTTCCCAAGACCTACGACAAGCACCGGGCGATGGGTCGCAACCCAGCGCAGACGCATCGATCACTGCAGGTCAACAACTCGGACTTTGAGGTGTTCGATCAGCAGTGGCTCGACGGCATCATGGATTACTTGGGCCGGAGCGGGCAATGATGGCCTCAAGGCTGGCGACCAACGAAATGAGCCGCTCCGCTGCCGCGTGCGCAACATCCAGCTGCACAGCTTGGGGCATTTCAGAGAATTCGTCCGCGAACCTGCACACCGTTTCGGCGGTGTCGGGATCGTGTTCAATGTAAATCAGAGTTTTCATACGTTGAGTTTATCACACCATGACAAGACGCCGCTACATTCAAGACCGCAAGACAGGTGAGCTGATTGAGATCACCGCCGACCACCAAGCCGAGCTGCGCACCGACTCCGGTGCGCTGTGGGGTGACCGCAGCTATGACGGCCTGACGGCCACCGACGGCACCGACATCAGCACACGAACCAAGCACCGCGAGTACATGAAGGCCAATGGCCTGACGACTGCCGACGATTTCAAGAACACCTGGGCTCAAAACCAGGCCAAGCGTGAGCGCCTTTTCACCGAGGGCGGCACATTCAGCAAGCGCGACATAGAGCGTGCGATTTCACAACTCCAAAGCAGGTAACACCATGAGCGAACCCACGACAACCATGCGCGACGCCATTGAGGCCGCGTTTGAAAAAGCCGACGAGCCACTGCCGTCAGCGCCCGCGCAAGACTTTGCGCCCGAGCCGGTTGCGGCCAACGAACCAGCGCCAGCTGATTCGCCAGCAGCAGCCCCTGCGGCATCGCAGGATCTGAACGCTTTGGCCGAGGACAAGCCTGCTGAAAACCAGGATGTTCAACAACCAGAGCGCGACGAAAACGGCAAGTTCAAAAAATCCGAGGGTGTGCAGGCTGGGCCTAAGTCAGGCCCGCGTCAGCCAGGCGAAAAGGCCCCGGCGTCTTGGCGTCCTGACATCCGCGAGCACTGGAGCTCACTGCCTGAGCCTGTGCGTGCTGAGATCCAGCGACGCGAGACCGAAGTGGCCCGCACGCTGCAAGAAACCGCCGAGGCCCGCAAGACGGCCGAGTCTGTGATGAAGACGATCGAGCCTTACCAAGCGTTCATCCGCGCCGAGAACAGCAACCCGCTGCAGGCCATCGACAACCTGATGAGCACGGCGGCGCGTTTGCGCACCGGCACCGCGCCCGAGCTGGCCACCATGGTGGCGGGCATCGTCAACCAGTTCGGCATCGGCCGCTTTGGCAATGGCTTCATCGAGATGCTGGACGGTGCCCTGGCTGGCCAGACGCCCAAGCAAGACCCGCAGCAGCTGGCCATGGAGCAGGTGCTGAACCAGCGCCTGGCCCCGATGCAGAACATGCTCACGCAGTTCCAGCAGGCCCAGATGGAGCGGCAGCAGCAGGCCGTTCAAGCGGCCCAGTCCGAGGTGTCCATGTTCCTGGAGCGTGCTGAATTCGGCAACGACGTGCGCGAGGACATGGCCGACTTGATCGAGACCGCCCAGCGCCGTGGCCAGAACTTGACCCTGGCCGACGCGTACAAGAAGGCCTGCATGATGAACGACACCGTGCGCTCGGTGATTTCGCAGCGCGTCAGGGCCCAGGGCGCTCAGCAGGGCACCCAGGCTGCGCAAAAGGCCAAGTCTGCGGCCGTGCAGGTGTCTGGGGCCGCGCCCAGGGGTGCGTTGAAGCAGGAAAGCACCGACGTGCGCTCTGCGATCGAGGCGGCCATTCAGATGTCCTCACGCTGATGCCATAATCACACCATGTCGAGGTAATGCTCGACATGGTGTGCCCAAGCACCCCAGCCACCGCAATGCTCTTAGGAGACGCCCCCGGCGTCCCACCTGGAACCAGCCGGACTGTGATCGGTTCGCATAGGCGCATCTGAACAAGGTGGGCGAAAGCCCGTATCCAACACTCAGATGGAGAGTAATCATGGCATTTCCAAACGTCAGTGACATCGTCGCAACGACGATTCAAAACCGTTCGCGTCAGATCGCGGACAACGTCACAAAAAACAACGCCCTGTTGGCCAAGCTGAATCAGCGCGGCAACGTCAAGACCATTTCTGGCGGTAACGTCATTTTTGAAGAACTGTCGTTCGCTGAAAACGCCAACGCAGGCTTCTACTCTGGTTACGACTTGCTGCCCGTGGCAGCCCAGGACGTGATCAGCGCCGCTGAATTCCAGATCAAGCAGTTCGCAGTTCCAGTCGTTATGAGCGGCCTGGAAATGCTGCAGAACAGCGGCAAAGAGCAGTTCATCGACCTGTTGGAGGCCCGCTTGAACGTGGCCGAGAGCACCATGATGAACAAGCTGGCCCAGTCGATCTACTCCGACGGCACCGGTTCCTCGGGCAAAGAAGTCACCGGCCTGAACGCCGCTGTGCCCTCTGACCCAACGACCGGCACCTACGGTGGCATCGACCGCGCCACTTGGGCCTTCTGGCGCTCGCAGCTGTACGACTTCAGCGCCCAAAGCGTGACAGCGTCGTCCAGCACCATCCAAGCCGCGATGAACAAGCTGTGGTCTTCGCTGATCCGTGGTTCTGACCGTCCTGACCTGATCGTCCTGGACAACAACTACTGGACGTTCTACATGGGCAGCTTGCAGGCTCAGCAGCGCTTCACCAGCGCCGAGACCGGCAACCTGGGCTTCCCCACACTGAAGTTCATGGACGCCGACGTGGTCCTGGACGGCGGTATCGGCGGCTACTGCCCTGCCAACACCGGCTTCATGTTGAACACCAAGTACATCAAGTGGCGTCCGCATGCACAGCGCAACATGGTTCCGCTGTCGCCTAACCGTCGCTACGCGATCAACCAGGACGCTGAAGTTCAGATCCTGGCTTGGGCTGGCAACTTGACAAGCTCTGGCGCTCAGTTCCAGGGTCGTCTGCAAGCCTAATTTTTTGGTGGGCCGTCGTGGGTCTCCCTTTCCCGAGGGACTGGGGAGACCCACAACCCCTCGGGTTTTTTGAACAGGAGAAACATCATGGCAGCAACTTACGGCGCAGCAGTCTCTGCAGCAGCACCAGCGGTCGTCGACACGAACGCATCCCAAGGCACCGGCGCAGTGTGTGAGGGCATTGGCCTCATCGGCGCTGACACAGTATCCATCGGCGGTTCCCGCATCGGTGGCTCCCCTGGTACGGACCTTGTGTTCGAGACCAACGTCCCTGAGTAAATAAAAAAGGCAAAAAAATGCAACCCACGACACCAACCATTTTTGAAGAACCAAGCGAGTTTGCAAAGCCCGACGAGAGTCGCTTTGCAGGCGACGCAAAGCTCTACGTCGAGTTCTCTCGTAAGCCGCGCCTTCATCCTGGCAAAAGCCGGGAAGAAGGCCGCGCCATTTACGAGGAAGTCGACTACGTGCGCATCCATGTGCCCGGCGACAAGTCGTCGGTGGTGGAGCGGCCAGTCAGTGAGCAGGACGCCTACCGCTTTGCCGACCGCTACGCCAAGTGGAAGGCTGGCCAGGCCGAGGCTGTAACAGGCACGCCGCTGTCGTCTTTGCCAACCATGTCGCCGTCCAAGGTCGAGGAATACAAGTTCTTCAAGATCGTGACGGTAGAGCAGCTGGCCGACGCCAACGACAACCTGGGTGCCAAGTTCATGTCGTTCAACGCCGATAAGCAACGCGCTCAAGCCTTCTTGCAGGTCGCGGCCAACAACGCCCCGATCGAGAAGATGAACGCCGAGCTGCAAAAGCGAGACATGGAGATCGAGAATCTGCGCACGATGGTGGAGGCACTGCAGGCCAATGCCAAGCCAGCCAAGCGCAGCGTCGCGCCCCAGGTCGCTGAAGTGACCGAGTAACAGGAGAGCAGGGAATGGCCTTTCAAATCGTCAACGAATCGACCCTGTCTGCCATCGTGCAGAACGTGGCCTCGATGGTGGCCTTCCCTGTCCCCAATGATCCAGCCGGATCGGAAGACCCGGCCGTGCAGCAGTTCGTCCAGGCCGCCAACATGGCCGGGATCGAACTGCTGACGATGTACGACTGGCAGGAGCTGGTCAAGAATTACCAGATCCCGATCACAGCTGACTCCAACGGCCAGAAGGAAAAAGGCTTTCCTCTGCCCGAGGACTTCTTTGATTGGATCGACCAGACCAACTGGAACGCGACAACGCAGTTCCCGTCGCTTGGTCCGGTGTCGCCACAGATGTGGCAGCAGCTGCTGATCCGCACCACGCTGCCCACGCTGTCGTTCTACTGGCAGGTGCGCGACAACATGATCTATGTGCTCGCGCCCCCCAACAGCCCGCAGGTGATGAACGTGTTTTACCTGTCGCAGGCCTGGGTGCGCGATCAGGATGACCCAACGTTGTACAAGAACCGCATCACCAAGAACGGCGATGTGGCTTTGCTCGACGCCACGCTGATCACGCTGTTCACGCGTGTGAAGTGGCTGGAGATGAAGGGCCTGGACTCCAGCGCAGCGATGCGCGACTTCCAGATCGCCTACGAGAACCGCAAGGGCGCGGCCAAGGGTGCGCCTGTGCTGTCCATGACCAAGGACTTCCGGTTTCCATACATCCAACCCCTGGTGAACACACCAGACACTGGATATGGAGGCTGATCATGCCCTTGGTGCCTCTCAAACCCTTCAAAACACCTAGAAGGGCAGCTGCCTCACAAACTGCGCAGATGGCCGTGCTGCCCGCTCCTACGGGCGGCCTGAACTTCCGCGATCCGATTGCTGCCATGACGCCCCAGGACGCGCTGGTGATGACCAACCTGATCCCGCGCCAGCAAGGCTGCGAGCTGCGCAAGGGCTGGCAGATCTATGCCGAAGCAGCGACCGAGACGGGTGAGGCTGTCGAGTCGGTGTTCAGCTACAAAGCCCCAGACAGTGCTGACGACAAGATCTTCATCGCAGTCAACGGCAACATCTACGACGTGACCTCTGGCGGCGTTCCTGTGCTCGCTGTGACCGGCACGGGCAGCACCGACGACTCCTGGTGGGTCACTCAGTTTTCGACGGCCGCAGACACGTTTTTGCTTGCTGTGTCGCCTGGCGCTGGGTACTGGACCTACAGCACCACCAGCGGCTGGCTGCAACGCACCGTCACCGGCCTGCCGTCGAACGTGCGCACCGTGGCCGTGTGGAAGCGCCGGGTGTGGTTCACATGCTTGGAAGACTCCAACGTGTACTACATGGGCGGGGTGGACGCTGTCACCGGCACGGCCACATCGTTCCCGATGGGCTCGATCCTGCGCAATGGAGGCTACGTCTCCGCGTTGATCAACTGGACCATGGACGCCGGGCTGTCGATCGACGACTACCTGGTGGCCGTTGGCACCGAGGGCGACGTGGCGGTGTGGGAGGGCACAGACCCAACCAGCGCCACCACGTTCCAGATCAAGGGCGTCTGGTACGTCGGCCCTGTGCCGCGCCATGGCGTGTACTTCACCCCGTTTGGCGGTGACGTGATGATCGTGTCCGAGCTGGGCCTGGTGCCCATGTCCAGGCTGATCACTGGCCAGTACAGCCAAGACCAGCAGATCGGCCCTGCGTCCAAGATCCAGTCGGTGTTTGCGCCTCTGGTGCGCAGGCTGATCAACGACAAATACTTTGACGTGTTCGTCGTGCCCTCGTCCGAGGTGCTGGTGATCAAGCTGCCTGCAGACGGTGGCACTTACCGCCAGTTCGCCATGAACGTGACCACAGGGGCCTGGTGCCAGTTCGTTGGCATCCCGATGCGCAGCGTGGCTGTGATTGGCGGCGAGCTGTTCTTTGGAACCGAAGACGGTGCGACGTGTCGTGGCTTGTACGGGGAGCGCGATGGCGCTGACATTCTTGGCGCTGGTGGCAGCTACGTTGAAGGCGACATGCAAACGTCGTTCCAAAACTTTGGAACGCCTGCCCAGCTTAAGAAGTTTGGCATGGTGCGGCCAGTGTTTATTGCGACGGCCGCGCCAGCTGTGAAGCTGCAGATCAACACGCAGTTTCTGCTGAGCCCTGTGGGCGGCTCGCCGTTCTTCAACGGCGGCGACAACGGCATCTGGGACGTGAGTTCATGGAACGCGGCGTCTTGGGTTGGTCAGAACACATACCAGTCGTGGTACGGCACCACGGGCCTGGGCTACTACGGCTCGCTGCGCATGAAAGTGCGCGGACTCCCTGCCACTGTCTTCACGTCGGCTCACATCATGACTGAGCCTGGCGGCGTTATGTAAGGAAACAAAGATGGCCAAGCCAAACATCAAAGAGTTCATGGATGCGACGGGCGCAGATTTCCTAACCGCGTCAAAAGTCATTTATGGGGATGTCGGCGCAAACATGGACACCCGAGATTGGGGTGCCATCATGTCGTCAGACAATGCGCTGCAGTCTGCTCAGACTGCCCTTGCGGATATGTACTCCGATCCTGCTTATCGGGAAGCCAACACCGCATATGTCCAAACAAAAGGCTACGACCCCGCTCAGGCTTATTACACCTACGGGCAAATGAATGAACGCGTTGGCGCTAACTACACGCCAACTCCTACAGAGGTAAGTGCGGTCGAGGATTATTTTGAACAGATGGGCAAGCCAGATTACACATGGAATGTCCCAACCTCTACTGCTCGATCGACAGCAGGGGCAAGTGCATCGCCCACCTCTGTTACGCAAACAAATACAACCGGCGGTTTGACGCCCGAGATCGCACGAGATTTGATGCAGCGGTCGATGACCACTGGCGTGCCTACGTCTGAGTTCGACAGATACGGCGGCTATGACGCAGTTCAGAGTGTTTACGACTCAAACAACGGCACCTACTCGCTTGATGATTTTGACCCTGGCTTTTTAGATTCTCTTGCCAATGAAATTGCCAACAGTGGGGTCGGGAATTTGACGGTGTTGGGGAAGACCGGAACGCCTCTTACTGAAGCCGGTCGTCAAGCCATGATCAACAACGGTGTTGATTGGACCGACGACTTTTTGAGAGAAAAAGGCATTCCGTATGAGGGATTTTTGCCTAAGGCAGAAAGCCCCATTGCAGGCGGCGGCGCAGGCACGGGTATTGGTACGAGCACAGGGATTAACACGGGCGGCAATTCCGGCGGCGGTGGAAGTGGTTTGAATTACTTGCCCACCGCGTTCAGTGGAAATTCTAGCGAAAGGCTCGGAGCAGGAAACGCAAATTATCAGAGCGACCTGATCAGATCCTTGCGCGAAGCTGACAACGGCTTCATGAGCCAAAACCCCGGCTTCACAAGATACGGTTACACACCGCCCCCAACTTCTGGGGGTGGTGGGGTTTCACTTAATGCTGGAGGCGCGTTCAACCCTGGCGTCTTGAATCAAGACGTTGCATCTGCTGATGACGTTGCCAACTGGAACAACTACAGCACCTACAGGACAAACTCGCTGAACGCCAAAACGCCAATCACCAGTTTTGAGGAGTGGTTGGCTGGCGGTAAGTCGAGTGGCCTTCCGCCCCCCGCGCCGGTTGTGGACCCCTCCATTGATTGGTTTGCTCAGCAAGGCGGCGGCGCATGAAATTGGTGACTGACAAACCCGGCGAGCACCCTGTGATCTGGGAGTGGCTGAACCGGCGCGTCAGTTTGCCGTGGTCATCGGACCTGCGCACGATTGGTTTGATGCGTGAAGATGGGACAATCGCTGGGGCGGTTGGCTTCAACGCATGGACGTTTGGCAGCTGCTGGATGCACGTCGCTTTCGACAATCCTCACGCACTCAACCGCAAGATCATTCGTGCCGCGTTTGAGTATCCGTTCAAGAATTGCGGCATGGATGCGGTGTATGGGCTGACTCCGAAAGACAAAGAGGAAGCTCTGAACCTTAATGACAGGCTCGGGTTTAAGCGGCTGACCGAAACGGTCGACTGCGTGATGTTTGAAATGAAGGCAGAGGACTGCCGCTGGATCAAGGAGAAATGACATGGGTGGAAAAGGAAGCGCACCGGCCGCGCCGGACTACATGGGCGCAACGCAACTTCAGGGCGAGATCAGCAAAGAGAACCTGAACACGCAGAACTACGCCAACCGGCCGACGATCAACACACCGTTTGGCTCCCAGACATGGGGCACCCAGTCGGTCAAAGATCCTGCGACCGGTCAGATCGTCACGTCCTGGACGCAGAACAACTCACTGGCCCCAGGCCTGCAGCAGGCGCTCGATGATCAGATGGGCATCCAAGCTGGCCGCAGCGACCTGGCCGCCAGCTTTATGAACCGCGTGGCCAGCGATTACTCGCAGCCCATGGATTACTCGTCGCTGCCCTCGTTGACATCTGCCAACCAGGTTGGGAATTTGCAAACCGGCACGACTGACTACACGCCAGGCTTGGCCACGTCGTTCAACTTTGGCAACCCACTGCCGCAAGTTGATTCTTCTTTCCGCGACACGGTGGCCAACCAGCTGATGGACCGCATGCGCCCGACGCACGACTATCAGCAGGGGCAGCTGGAGACCAAGCTGGCCAACCAGGGCTTCACGCAGGGCTCCGAGGCCTACAACCGCGCACTGAACGAGCTGAACCAGCGCCAGTCGATGGAGCGCTTCAATGCGCTGGATCAGTCGGGCAACGAGGCTCAGCGCCTGTACAACATGCAGATGGGCACAGCCCAGCAGGGCTACCAGCAGAACCTGGGCGCGGCTCAGTTCCAGAACCAGGCGCTGGGCCAAGCCTCTGCGCTGGATCTGGCCAACATGCAGGCTGGCAACCAGGCCATGGCGCAGCAGTACGGCCTGAACCAGCAGTACGCCAACCAGCAGAACCAGCTGCGCCAGCAAGCGATTGCCGAGCAGATGCAGCGTCGCGGCATGTCTCTGAACGAGATGAACGCGCTGCTGTCCGGTCAGCAAGTGCAGATGCCCCAGATGCCGTCTTTCAACGCGTCGGGCCAAGCTCAGGCACCCAACATCATGGGTGCGATGCAAGCAGGCTATGACGCGCAGCTGGGTGCTTACAACGCCGACCAGGCCGCGTTTGGCAACTTGCTGGGCGCTGGTGCACAGCTGGGCTCGGCCGCGTTCATGTTCTCTGATCGCCGCTTGAAGTCCAACATCAAGCGAGTCGGCACGCACGCGATTGGCGTGGGCATTTACGACTACACAATGATGGGAATGTCACAACGCGGTGTGATTGCCCAAGAGGTGCAAGCGGTGCGACCTGACCTGGTCAAGCGTCACGCCAGCGGCTACTTGACAGTGAACTACGGAGGTCTGTGATGAACGACGACATGATGTTTGAGTATTTGATTCAGATGGGCGCGATGCGCCCTGAAGAAGCCGAGCTGAAGAAAAAGCAGGCCATGGTTGACGCCCTGCGCGGCAACTCGCTGTCTCCCATGGAAGGCCAGATGGTCGGCAAGCACTACGTCGCGCCCGGCATTGGCCAGGCCATAGCACAGCTGGGCCAGGGCTACATGGCGGCGCAAGGCCAAAAGGGTGTGGACGCCAAGATGGGTGAGTTCAACACAAAGCAGCGCATGGCCCTTGAGGAGCTGCGCAAGCGTCGCCGTGGTGGCATGGGCGGCGGCATGGGTGGCGCTATGCCGTCCGGTGGCATGGGTGACCCCTACGGCAACCTGCCGACATATGGCAATGAGGCCTGATCATGGTCGATTACACCTTGTTCAACAACGAGGAGGAGCAACCGCAGGTTGGCCTTCTCAAAAAGACGCGGGCGAAGATCCAATCGCCTGGGGGCGTTTTGTCCAACAACGTGCGGCCCGGTCAGGGCAGCATGCTTCCCAGCGCGATTGACTCGTATCGCAGCAAGGCTGCCGACCTGTACAAGCAGGGCAGCGATCTGTACGACACAGAGCCCGACTACTCGCAGTTCCAGAACTTTGCCCGGCAGCGCAGCGAGCAGGGCGAAGGGGCCATGCTGAACGCGTTGGCCGCCCAGTACGCAGGCGAGGGCTTTGCGCCGGTGCAGCAGCAGTATTTGAAGAAGGCTGCGGCGGCTCGAGACCCCATGAAGATGGGCGGCGGCATCATCACCGCCGAGGGCGAGTTCCTCAAAGATCCCGAGGCTGCGAACAGCAAGAAGGCTGAGTTTTTGTTGCAGCAGGCCAAGGCCTACGAAACGTTGGCCCAGACGGCAGAGACGCGGGAGGAGCAGCTGAAATACCGGGCGCAGCAGGACGTTTTCATGAATGAGTTGCGCACGTTCATGGCGCAGACAGGCCGCATGAACGCTGTAAACGCTGCGAACAATAGAAACGCCCCTCAGCGTGCCCCGGCTGGTTACCAGTGGTCGACCACGCCTGACGGCCAGCCCGCGCTGACGTTTATTCCTGGCGGCCCGGCTGACCCGGTCACCAAGTCTTCAGGAACACCAAGCGAGGACGAGCGCAAGGCAGCTGGCTGGTTCTTCCAGGCCGACAACGCTCGCCGCAACATGGAAAAGGTAGTCAAGCGCAATCCCGGCGCGGCCTACCCCACCGTGGTGGAGCGCGTGGCTGGTGTGACTCCAATCTTTGGAGAGGACATCGCCAACTTCTTGCGGCCAGAGGACAGGCAGATGTTTGTCCAGGCCGGAAGCTCTATGGCCGAGGCTTTGCTGCGTGCAGCGACAGGTGCTGGCATGAACGAGTCGGAAGCCCGGCAAAAGGTTGCCGAGCTTGTTCCTCAGTTGGGTGACAAGCCTGGCACCGTTAAACAAAAAACTGATGCCTACAAGGTCTACATGAGTTCGCTTCAAGCTCGTGCCGGTCGCGCCTTGCCGCAGAACGCCGCCGGTGGATCTCCAGCAGCTGACAACAACGACCCGTTCGGCATTCGGGGGAAGTGATGGAAAAAGTCAAACTGTCCTCACTGCGCGAGCAGTACCCGATGTACGGGGATTTGAGCGACGACCAGTTCCTGATTGGTTTTCGCAAAAAGTTCTACAGCGACATCCCCGCGTCGCGGTTCTACAACCGGATCGAGTACGACACCCAGCGCATGGACCCGACCGAGGGCATGAGCACGGGCGAAAAGTTCTTGGCCGGTATGGGCAAGACGTTTGCCGACCTGGGCCGCTCGGGCATGCGCCTGGCCAACATGGTCGGCATCGGTGACTACACCTCCGAAAAGGCGGCTGAAGACGAGCGACTGGACAAGCCGCTGATGAATACCGGCGCTGGGCAGGCTGGCAAGTTTGTGGGCGATGTGGCGCTCACAGCCGTGCCAGGCTATCGCGCCCTGCAGGCCGTCACCCAGGGCGTGCGCACTGGCGCTCGTTTATTGCCACAGGCCACCGCCAAGGTCGCACGCGGTGCAGCTCCATACATCGGCGCGGCAACTGCTGGCGCAGGCGTCGGCGCAGCCCTG